AGACGCCCTGAAGATGCGGGTTCTTTTTTGCCAGGCGGTTGGCAAGCTTGGCAAGCGTTTTTGTCGGCGCGATGCCGACGCAGACCGGAATGCCGGTATTCTGGCGCACGCTCTTGCGCAAAAGCTTGGCATAATCCGCCAGGTCGAAGCGTGTGAAGCTCGACATATCAAGAAACGCTTCATCGATAGAATAGACTTCGATTTCAGGGGCGAGAGCGGCGAGCGTTGTCATTACCCGTGAAGACATGTCGCCGTAGAGGGCAAAGTTTGAGGAGAAGACGGAAACGTCGTGTTTTTTCAGCAGCGGGCGGCACTTGAATTCCGGCTCACCCATCTTGATGCCGAGCGCTTTTGCTTCTTCGGAGCGGGCGATGATGCAGCCGTCGTTGTTTGAGAGCACGACGACGGGGCGCAGGCAGAGAGCGGGATTGAAAGCGCGCTCGCATGAAGCGTAGAAATTATTGCAGTCGACAAGGGCAAACATGGTTGGTGGTCTCCAGCCGCGGTTAGGTCGGTTTGGGGGTAATATAGGCAAGCATTTGCCAGAGGAGAAAATTGTTTTATGCGATAAGGTTGATGGGGTTGAAAGCAGCGGCGGTTGGCATGAGGAAAATAATGCTTGTTCTTCAAATGAGTAGATCAAATTATTCCAAAACAAATCAATTTTCCGTAACTTTGACTATATTTTTATTGGATGTGTTAATTGAATTACTTTATTCGACGTTATATAGTTGTATTAGGCCGAATAGTATCTAATAGAAAAATAGCTAAATTGATTATCTATTGCGGGATTATTAACGGAACTCTTATAATAATGCTTAGACAAAGAATAAATAATATTTACACATTAATCTTTATATTATTTACTCTTATCTTGTTATGGCTATTTCATTCTTTCCCGTGTAATGCTGACCCAATAATTGGGCAAATTTATGAACGACAAGATCCGGAAAAAGAATTGCGGATGAAAAAGCTTGAGCTTGAAATACAGGAGCTTAAGAAAAAAAATGATAACTATTCACATTTGGCTTCTGATATTTCAACATATACTTCAGGTATTACCACATTTGTTGCCGTTATTGGTCTTATTTTCACAGCATTAAAACAAATAACTGATCGTCGTGTTGAGCAACAAAGAGGATTTGATGAAAAATTTTCAAAGATCGTGGAGTTTCTTGATTCCGAGAATCATACTGATGCTGGCGCTGTTCTGTTAATGAATTTTTTGAAGCCAGAATATAAAGATATGAATAGTCAAATAATTATTTTATTGCTATCTCACTTAAGAAAAGATCATACTGAAGATGTTAGAAGACTCTTGATTATAGGTTTTTTAAAATCTCTAAAAATAGAGCTATCCAATAAAAATAAATCACTTATTGATTTTTCACGTACTCATTTAGCAGGAATTGATTTGTCTGGATTTAATTTATTTCGCGCAGTTGGGGTGGATTTCGATATGGAGAAAGCTAATCTAACGGGGGCCAAACTTGAAGAGGTGCGGTTTCAAAACGTTAATCTTCGAAAGGCAACATTACACAATGCCTGTTTGGTCTCTGCGAAAATCAAAAATTCGAAACTAGAAGGAGCGAGGTTCCAAGGCGCATCTTTGCAAGGAATTCATTTCGAAAATTCGAAATTAGAAGGGGCGCAGTTCCAAGGCGCAAATTTATGTGATGCATATTTTTACGGTGCAAGTTTGGATATTGCAGCGATAAACACGATTGCTCGTAATGTTGAAAAACTCAGGAAGAACATACATTTTGATAAGGAAATTGAGGAAAAAATAACGCAGTTAAAAAAGGAAGCTGAAACGAGGGGAAACAGAGACACTCGTAACGACTAGCCCGATTAATACCGACCCAGCGAAACGTAAAGCATCATAGTACCACAACCCTTCAGCCCCCACATACCAATATATCAAATTATCAGAATTGGGACATTATACTATTCGTGTAGTATATTCATCATACACCACAAACATCAACAGTTTCCATACTATGGTAAAGAGAAGGGAGACTTGTAACTTTTATACGAAACTGGCTACGTCGTTTTGTTTTTGGTTTGGTTGATGCGTTTTCTAACTTGATTCCTGGATCGTAATAGACTTTACCATTTGCCATAGCACGCAAGTAAAACAAAAAGTCAGTTCCTTCACCTAATAATACAATATTATTATAGCAATATTTTCGTTCAGGATACACACTACATTGACTTGGGACATATACAGCCTTGTTGTGTTTACGATTCCAATGAATCATTATTTCCGGATACCCCCAAAAAGCGGCTTCTTCACCTTCCTCATTAATAAGCGTTATACCGCCTGCAGCATCAATGATTTTTCCACTTAGCAAATCAAACCCCTTTAGCAATAACTTAAGTTTGGTCGTACTATGATATTGGTCTACTTTATGTATACCACCAAAATTTAACCTGTCTTCTCGATCCGGTTTGCCTGATTTATCTGAATAACCGTATTTTCTGACGAACGCTTCTACTCCTTCAGTTTTATAATAACCTCCCGTTGGTTCCGGAGTCATAAGCGTTAGCACCCCTCTAGAGATCTTTTCAAAGCTATTTACTGAATACTGTTTTACCTCATAACCCAGATAATCTGGCTCTGATCTGCTATTGGGAATAATACCCAACTCAGCCTCAAGTGTCATCCCCCCACAATTAGGAGATTCACATGGCATAGTAGCACCTGAACCATCAAGTTTTCTTGATCTGATCCAGCCCATCAGATGGATTTCCCGCAATTTTTCGATAAGCATTGACCTCTCATCAGAGGCACTAACGCCAACTCCAAGCTCCTGGAAAACACCGTTTACGGGTAATTTGCCAAATGAAGCCAGCTCCCTTGCAAGTTCGCTATCCGGATGACATAAATATCCAATAATTTTACCATCTGGGCATATTCCCATAAACAAAACGCGACCTGCAAGCCTTAGATTTTCATTCATCAGCTCTGACGGCGCCGAAGAACAGCCTTGAAGAAATCCTGAAAACCGGACTTCAGGATATTGGGGATAAAGTATGAGCTGGGCATGCGTAGCCTGCTGTATTGTGCCATCGTCAGATGCCCACCAGAAATTGAGTGGTGCTTTGAAAATATGGTTTTTTTTTGGATCAGCAGCAATGGAATTAAAAGGAATAAGGTTGATAGCCTTGAAATCCCCACCAAAGTATACCTGTTGTTTTTTGTTGTCATTAGCGGCAAGTATCTTCAGATAAATTGTCTGGCAACCTTTTTCCCGCATTAGCGATTGAAGTGCTGATAGTCGCATTCCCCCCCTTGATTTCATGTTCTGACGAACTTGATAGAAGCCATTCGGCAAACAGATTTACTATACCTGCAACTTGTAACCTGCTTTTACCTTTTGTGGCGCATTCCCAGACTGTCATGACACGCCAACCCTCACCAACAAGCTTATCTTTTGCAAGCCTGTCGTTACATTGATTGACAGCAATTTTCCTTGTCCAAAAATCTGTGTTTGACTGGGGTAACCGAAAGAGATGACAACTATGCCCATGCCAAAAGCACCCGTGAACAAATATGACCGCATGATATTTCGGCAGAACAATATCCGGCTTGCCCGACAGATCATTCCTGTGAATTCTGAAACGGTAGCCTGCTGCGTGCAATGCTTTTCTTATCAGAAGCTCCGGCTTTGTATTCTTGCCACGAATACCGGACATCATCCTGCTCCTGACTTCCGGGGTTACAATATCTACCATCTTTAGCCAGTTTTTTTTCTGGACTTACCCTGGTCTGCTTTATTTTTCAGCTCCATGAGGTGCGGTAGCATTATGCGGGCAACTTCCGCTACGACAGGAACAACTACCGCGTTCCCGAACTGTTTATATGCCCGGTTATCAGAAACAGGGATTTTAAAATCGTCACCGAATCCCATAAGACGGGAGCATTCACGAGGAGTCAATCTTCTTGGATTATTGCTTTTACCACGATTGATAAGAATCTCTGACCCGTCTTTGTAATAACGGGCTGAAAGAGTCCGTGCGGTATCATATTTTCCGACAAGTCCAAAGCCAAATCCGTTACCGGCTGCTTTGTGTTTTGCAGCATAATTCTGTAGATAAATCCACAGTTTATCGGATAAAATATACTTATTGTCTACCTCCACTTCTGGCAGCAAGATGTCGCTCAAAGTCAATGCCTGAGGTCCAGGGTGTTGAAAATCTTCCCAAGTAAAATCGGTTTTCCCTAATTTTTTATCAAAACCAACAAGAAATATCCGCTCCCTGTGCTGAGGAACAAAGCCCTTTGCATCAATAACCATTGGATGTACATCATAATCCAGAGCTTCAAGTACATTCATTATGACTGTAAAGGTGTTCCCCTTGTCGTGTCTCTGAAGGTTCTTGACGTTCTCCAGAAGGAATGATGGAGGACGTAGCTCCTTTATGAAAGTTGCCAAATGGAAAAACAAGTTGCCCTGCTTCTTGCATTCAAATCCGTGAAGTTGACCCAGTGCGTTTTTTTTGCTGACACCAGCAATAGAAAAAGGCTGACAAGGGAAACCAGCCAAAAGGATGTCAGGACTCACAGGAATGTGTTGGCCAATATCAGTGACAATTTCATTGATGTCGCCAGCTATCTCATGGCTGCTTGGGAAATTTGCCCTATACGTCATCTGGGCATAGGAGTCCCATTCACAGGTAAAAATACACTCACCACCATGGGCCTCGAAACCTTTACGGAATCCTCCGATACCTGCAAAGAGGTCAATGAATGTAAATTTTGAACTTTGCATATTACACTATACTATAAACGCCCCTTCTTAAATTACACCTGCTTTTTGATGAATATACAAATCAGAAACCAGCCGCAGGTGATTTTCCTTAACCAATTTTGATTTTCCTTTTCATGCCCCCCGTGCCCCCCTGGGCACAAACGTCGCCGCTGCTCCGCCTGCCGCTCAACGCTGCAACTCATAACAAATCGCTTCTATTCACCTGCCATACTTACTCCGATATCATATATTTGGAGCAACTACTCTGCACCCTAAACGCTGCCGGAAAAAGCCGGCTGCCGCTGCCCTACAGCTTGGAGTGCCAGGTGCCACGGCAGATTTTTAATGCTAAGATATGACAGAATATATAATACCAGTGACAGCGGCTATTGTTATTGAGGGAGACAAGGTTTTCCTTGGGCGTCGCGGGCCGAATGTGCCGCTTAATGGGTGCTGGGAGTTTCCGGGCGGAAAGATTGAATATTGGGAAACGCCTCAAGAGTGCCTGGAAAGGGAGTTGTTCGAGGAGTTAGGGGTTGCTTCAAAAGCTGGGGAGGTCCATAATGCTCGGTTACTGACTGTAACAACGCATTACGGTCAATCCATTGGGTCTTACTGTTGTTTATGTGCATCCCCATACTCAGTTTTCTTTACCGTTTAAGTATGTGATAACTGCTTTCCAATCCGGATACTGTTCGGTGGCGAACTGGATATGTTCACCAGTAAATAAACCTGCACCGTTTGCAACCCGGTCATCTATAAGATAATCCCCAATATTGAGGTTTTTATGGTGTGTCAAAATAAGCCTCTTGTGAGCAGGAGCACCAAGATGCTTTTTTACCCAATGGAGCTTGTCTGACCAGGCACTGGGGTTATTCCACGGGGCTGTTGAAAGGACATAGGTATCAAACCGACCGGCAAGGTCGTGGTATGACTCTATGGCATCTTCGACCGGATCCATAAGGGCAAATATGCCGGGCACATCATCAAGGTTATCTTTATAGGCTACCCTCTCTTCTAACTCAAGCCTTTCAATCCCTGACTTGAAATCAACCAGAACGCTATCCATATCAATGTAAAGAATTTTGCTCATAGCTTATTCGCCCTCCGAACTGACAAAGTTAAAATTTACAAAGGTGAATTGCTCACCTCTTTTTAAGGTAACACTACTCTCCGGCTTGATCATGGGTGAAGAACGGGCAAATTCCTTAAGCTCGTCATCACTCATAATAGCGACATCTTGCGAGGCAAAAATGAAGCTTTCCGCATAGATATTCTCCCACGACCACTTTTGATAGAGAACGTCGTACTCATCAAGTGTCGCCTCCAAACTCAAGATTATTACCGTATCGGACTCTACCGGAACAGTATCAAATTTACAGCTCATGGGGTTCTCCTTGTTTTATGATTGTAATGGATTATTGTTCGGGGGGAATGGAACGACCATAACCGAACAGTATCAACGTACAACCGGAGGTAGGACATCCGCCGTCCCATAAAATAATAGAAGAAATGAGGGCATCACCCTTCTATATGACAAAAATTAAAATCTACAATGTTACTTCTATATCGAAAATATTTTTCTTACAATAAGGAGTGATATTGATGAAATTCATAGTATTTAATTTCACTCAACCCCGTGTGAATACCAATACGCGGAGGGTGCAATAAAGCTTTTGGCGCTGCTTACGGTTATAGCTGACCATAATTTCACCTTGACGGTCCACGATAAAATTGAGTGGGTGCCTATCACCTCACTGCTTGAATACAAGTTAGCTCCTGCAGATATTGCCATTGCAAAAAAAATCATGGAGCTGGAATGCTGAATTGTAAAGACTGAAGAGCTTTTACTCAAGACGCCGTCAAAAACGCCCATAAACCACTACCCCCTTCAACTACCTAATTTCCCTGCGAAAATGTAACCATGACCGCCACAAATCAATAAAATAAAGAGGGTTATGTGAAAATAGCCCTTGTTTTTTGCCTTAAACATAGTTACATTAGTAACTATAAAAAAGGAGGTAGCCATGGCTTTTCAGGTTCATCATCACAACAAGAAGACCGGTGTCACCTACGTTTACGAGGCCGTCTCTGTCTGGGACAAGGAGCTCAAGCAGGCCCGGAACCAGCAAGTCTGCGTCGGTAAAATCGATCCGGTGACCGGGGCGTTTGTCCCCTCGAAGCGGCTTGATCCAAAACAGGCTGCCGTTCGAGACCCTGCTGTGACCGCTTCGGTGCAGGTGGTCGGGCCCACCTTTGTGCTTGAGCCTATTGCCGAATGCATCGGATTGCGTTCGATCCTGAAGTCAGCATTTCCGGAGTCGCATGAGCAACTCTTTGCCATGGCCTCTTATCTGGCCACTGAGGGCGGCGCTTTGAGCTTGTATGCGTCCTGGGCCAAGGGCCATCTGCCTGACCTTGCCCCGTCGCTCAGCAGTCAGCGCATCAGTGAATTACTGGCATCCATCAGCACCGACCGCAAGCAGACCTTTTTCGCCATGTGGATGAAGAAGCGCATGGCGGACGATTACCTCTGCTACGACATCACCTCGATCTCTTCCTACTCGGACCTGAACGAATTCGTCAAGTACGGCTATAATCGGGATGGCGATTCTCTGCCCCAGATCAACCTAGCCATGCTATTCGGCCAGACATCGGGCCTGCCGGTCTACTTCCACCGAACTCCAGGCAACACCAACGACGTCTCGACGCTGCACAACCTCGTCGAGACCTTCAAGGCGCTGGAAGTCGGCCGGATGCACTATGTGATGGACAAGGGCTTCTATAGCAAAAAGAACGTCGACGATCTGGTGGCCCACCGTGACCACTTCACCCTTTCGGTGCCGTTGAATAACCGCTGGGTGCAGCAGGCTATCGACGGGATCCACGCAACTATCCACGGACCTGAAGGGTACCGGAAGCTCGATGATGAAATCCTGTATGTGAACTCATGCCTCTATCCTTGGGGTACGCGCCGTTGCTACCTGCACCTGTACTACAACGCTGCCAACCGTGTCCGGGCGATTGACAGCTTCAACGAGTCACTGTTGCAGTATCGGGAAGAGCTCGAATCCGGTCATCTGCTTGCAGCGCATCAGAAAGCGTATGACGAGTTCTTCACTGTGATGACGACCCCGAAACGGGGAACGAAGGTCTCGTTCAATACCGAGGCAATCAACCGCCACATCAGCCGCTATGCAGGATTCCAGGCGCTGCTCTCCAGCGGCATCAAGGATCCGGTCTAAGCCCTGCGGGTCTATCGTGACAAGGATTCGGTGGAGAAGTGCTTCGACGACATGAAGAACAGCCTTGACCTGAAGCGGCTGAGAATGCACTCTTCAGCAACCGCCGACGGGCGTTTGTTCGTCCAGTTCATCGCTTTGATCCTGATGAGTGCCCTCCGAAAGCAGATGCGGGAGTCCGGACTGATAGAGCACTACACCGTCCGGGAACTGCTCAGGGAGATGGACACCCTGACGAAGATCAATTACTCGGGCAAGTACGGCCACATCCTGACCGAACTGACCAAGCCGCAGCGCCAGATCCTCAAGGCACTCGACATTCCGATCCTTGACCCGGGCCCGGCATAGTTATAATATCTCGGGAATTTAGGCTACTCCTGCCCCCTGCGACACCACTAATCTTATGCTATTGCTATCTATTTTATTGCGTATTCGATAATATTCTTATTATATTTTATTGTTTTTTATGCAAATAAAATGATAAGAACTATGAAACTCTTGCCTTTTTCGTTACTGCGTGTGCTTATGCCGTGCCCTTTGGGCGTTGATGATGATGCTGCTGGCGGCGGCGGCTTGCCGGCGGCTGCTGTGGCTGCAATTCCTGACAAGATTTTTACGCAGGCTGAGCTTGATGCTGCTGTTGCCCAGCAGGTTGCTGCTGCTGTGCAGGCTGCCAAAGCGCCGTTTACCGGGATTGATGTTGATGAGTATGAGAAGCTCAAGGCTGAGGAGGTGAAGCGGGCTGAGGAGATTCTGAAGTCGAAGGGGCAGTATGAGCAGCTGCTGGCCAATACCGTGAAGGAGAAGGATGTGGCTTTTGAGAAGGCGCAGCGTGAGGCTGATGAGCGGATCAGGACGCTTGCCGAGATGCTGGAGCGTTCGGAGGTTGACGGGAAGCTGCTTTCGGCTGCTACCGCGCAGAAGGCGATGAAGCCTGAGCAGGTGGCGGCTCTCTTGCGCAGCTCTATCAAATTTGACCCTGCGACTGGTGTGAGCGTGATTGATGCTGCCGGCAACCTGGTAAGCAAGAATGGCAAACCTGTTACGCTGGAGGAGCATGTGCAGAAGTTTCTGGAGGATAATCTTCATTTCCTTGCTGCGGGGCCGGGTGGTGCAGGCAGCCAGGGTTCGGGTGACGGCAGGGGAAAGGGTGCGTTCCGGCTGAGTGCGGAGGATGCCAAAGATCCGCTGAAGTACAGGGCGGCACGGGATGCTGCGGCCAAGGGCGGGACGTCGGTTGTGATTGAACGATAAGGATGATGATTGTGATGATGATAACAACAGCTAACCTATAATTGGAGACTGAGCTATGGCTACAAATGTATTGGGGATTTATGATCCGTTGTTTTATGCGAATGAAGCGCTGATTGCGCTGGAATCTGCGCTCGGGATGTCGGGGCGGGTGCACCGGGGCTATGACAAGGATTCGAAGGCGAAAGGGAGTACGATCGAGATCAAGAAGCCGGGCATTTTCACCGCTATGGATGCCCCATCATATGACCAGAATATTGAGACCACCTATGTAGAGATGAAGCTTGACCAGTGGAAAGAGGTGAAGTTCTCGCTGACCGACAAGGAGCTCTCCTTTACCGGTGACCAGATTATTTCCGACCATATCCGCCCGGCGGTCTATGCGCTTGCCAAGGACATCGACACGAAGCTCAACTCGCTGGCTTCTTATGTGCCGTGGTATGTCGATGCGCAGAGTGTAACCTCGATTGATGATTTGACCAACATCAGCCAGGTGATGTTTGACAACAAGGTGGCGATGGATGACGGCTCGCTGCACCTTGAGGTCGGCTCAACGTTACGGGGCGGCTTCCAGAAGGTCTTTGCCAACAACAATGTTGCCGGCACGTCTGCGCAGGATGTGCTGAAGACCGGCCATATCGGCACCTGGCTCGGCTACGAGATATTCGGCAACCAGAATGTGGGCACGCACACGAAGGGCACCTGCTCTGCTGCTACTCTGGCGGTCAATGGCGCGCTCGGCAAAGGCGCCTCCTTCATCAGCCTTGATGCTTCTGCCGTCACCGGCACGCTCCTTCTGGGCGACACCTTCAGCATTGCCGGCGACAGCCAGCGCTATGCGGTTGTCAACGACACTCCGGTGACCGCTTCAGGCAACTGCTTCGCCGGCGTGCAGATCTATCCGCCGCTTGCGCAGGCTGTGGCTGACAACGCCGTTGTGACCGTGAGCCTCATGAACTTCACCAACAACATCGCCTTCCACCGCAACGCCTTTGCGCTTGCCATGGCGCCGCTCTCCGACGTCGGCGAACAGCTTGGCAATGCACGGGTGGCAACCGTGTCGGACCCGGTCAGCAAGCTGGCCATGCGCTCGCGCATCTGGTACGCACCGGACACCTCCGCCGTGAAAGTTGCGCTCGATGTACTCTACGGGGTGAAGTGTCTTGACCCGAATATGGCGTGTTTGCTGCGGAAATAGTGGACAGGGAAGAAAGATAAGTGGGCAGTTGGCAGTGGGCAGTGAAAGACGGGACTGCCGACTGCTGACTGCAGACTCAATTAACGGTGATGAACAATGAGTTATTCGACGGATGCTGATGTCATGGAATACCAGCCTTACGTGTTTGAGCATGGGGTTGGGGAGTTTACCGGGTACCACGTGAAGGCTGCGGCTGATATTGTGCGGGATATAAAAGCGTTGTGGCTGCCGTTGCAGAGGAGGCTTGTGGACCCGGCGCGGACGGGGATGAATTTGCTGGCTACGGATTCGACGTTGTTTGACGGGGATAATCTTAATGCGGAGCAGTGGGTGAAAGCTTCGGTGTACCGGGTGCTTGGGGAGTATATCCTTCCCCGGCTTTCGGCTTCGATTGGAGGTCAGGGATTTGTGGAGATGCTTGCGTTTTATGACCGGGCGTATTCGAAGGAGCTTCAATCGGTTTTTGATGATGGTGTTGAGTACATGATTGATGGTGTTTATCAGAAGATTTTTGTGATGCCGCTTGCTGCGCGCTCAAGACTGATACGATGATAACCGGAGCTGAGTAAGGATGCTGCCATTTAATGAAATAAAAACAGTTACCCGCCAGCAGGGATGGTGTTTGACGGGGCCATCGGTTGAGAATGGCGAATGGAGCATACGCCAGCTGCCGGGCACGCTTGCCGGCCTCTGGTATGATGTGCAGGTGCCCGGAAGCCGCTCGCTTTTGCTGAACGGCACCGGGTTTGTGACGCTGAACTGGGGGCGCGGGACGGCCTACCAGGTGAAGTTTGATTCGCTGGACAAGCACTATACCGCCGTTTACCCGGAAGCGGGGCGCTTTGACCTGCTGCTGAAGGGTGAAGTGCAGAACATAACCACCTTTGACTCGCTCGGCTCTGATTCACTGAAAGGCGATATCAGCGCCTTCCACTACCTGAGCGCCATCGAAATACTGCAGCTCGGCGAAAGCTGGGTGAGCGGCGATATCGCCGACCTGCCGGACTCGCTCCAGCAGCTCTCGCTGCAGAACACGCTTGTGCAGGGAGAACTGGACGCGCTCGAAGGCTTTCCGCACCTGAAAAAGATCGATCTCTCCGGCACCCTGGTGGAATCGTACAGCGGCGCATTCCTGCCTGCATGGGCGAACGGCATTTCGCTGAAGCTGCGCGACCTGCACCTCACGGCAGGGGAGATTGACCTGCTGCTGATTGACCTGGCCGATACACCGACCTTGAACGGCACGATTGACCTCGGCGGCCTGAACAGCCGGCGCACCTCCTGCAGCAATAATGCATGCACGGAGCTGCGGGCACGCGGGTGGACGATTATCTGCGTGAGCGGGGAAGCGACGTTTGGCTCTGCGGATATACGGTTCGGGGACGGGAATGCGAGGTTTTATGAAGAACGTACTGAGTTCTGAGTGGTGAGTTCTGAGGGAAGAGAAGATGGGGAATGCTGTTAACTGATGCTGACAATGGCTTATCTGATACCTGGAGCTGATGATTACCTTGGGCCGGGGGGGCATGTGAAGATGCATACGGCGGTGATGGTGGATAATGCGGCTCCTGAGGGGGCGCTGAAGATTCGGGATGACGGGTTCGTGATGGTGGCGGGATTGTTGATTGATAACACTGTTGTGGGGGGGAAGATTGTGGATGGGGGGACTTTTTAAAGTTCTGAGTGCTGAGTTCTGAGTGGACGGAGAGGCTGAAAAGAGTGGTGGCTTGTAATATTAAATGATTGAAACGTATGGCACAGATTCTGAAACTGAAACGGGGGAATTATGCTTCCCTTCCTACTGCCGGGATGAATGCCGGTGAACCGATGGTGACGCTTGACCGCGGCACGCTGCATCTTGCTACGGGAGCGGCGACGAGGATTCCGGTGGTGCCGGCTATTGAGGCGCTGACAACGTTGGCGGCGATTGACGGGGCCAATGACCTTATGATGCTGCATGACTACAGCGAGACGAGCGGGCAGATGGAGAAGAAGATCACCTTCGATGCCTTCAAGACCGCCTTGAACATTCCGCCGGGCTCCTCTGACGAGAAGGTGGCGGTCATTTCGGGCGGCACGGCCGGCTACCTCTGGGGCACCGACGGCACCGACGGCGTTGTGCGCATGGGCACCTCGATGAGCTGGGCGAAGGGCACCGGGAACGGCTATGTGACGCTGGATATAGGGCTTGTTGACGGGGGGACTTTTTAGGAGTGGGCAGTGAAGAGAGTGGGCAGTGGGCGAAGAGAGTGCCAACTGCCAACTGCCTGCTGCAGACTAATATTTAATAAACTGAGAGATACGATGGCTAAGGTGCTTTTGAAAAGAACGACAGTCGCTGCTCGGGTTCCGACTGCGGCGCAGTGCGATACCGGGGAACTGCTGGTGAATCTTGTTGACAAGCTGCTCTATACGAAGGATGGGGGCGGCAACATTATTACGCTGCCGGGGGCTATGGCATGGAGTGTGATTACGGGGAAGCCGACGACGCTTGCGGGATACGGCATTGGTGATGCGGCGGCTCAGAAGGCTACGGCTTCGGTGTACGGTGGGATGAAGGCATCGCTTTCGGGGACGACCTTGACCCTGACAACGACCTGAGCCGTGCCGCTCATCTGCAACGGGACGACGGTGACGGCGGTGACCTGTAACGGCACGGTGCTCACGGCGCTGATCTGCAACGGGACGACGGTGTGGAGCGCTGCTGCAGCTCCGGTTGTCGGGGCGGCTTACGGCGGCGGCATCTGCGCCTATCTGAAGGTTGCGGGTGATCCGGGCTACAGTTCGTCGACGCCGCACGGGCTGATTGTCGCTTCAGCTGACCAGGCCGCGACTCCCTACTGGAGCAATATTGTGAACAGTGCCGTGACCGGCACCAGCTCGAACCTCGGAACAGGTTCGGCGAATACCACGAAAATCATTGCACAGGCAGGCCATACGGCAAGTGCGGCCAAGAACTGCCGCAACTACAACGGCGGCGGGTACAGCGACTGGTACCTGCCGAGCGAGCTTGAGCTTGAAAAGCTCTGCCTGAACTGCACGGCTATAGGCGTGCTTGATCCTGAAGGATACTACTGGAGTTCAACGGAAGAGATTGCCAGCACGGCGATCATCTATTCGTTCTTTGATGAATTGGCCTATCCGGATTCGAAGAACAGCGATTATCCGGCGGTGAGGGCGGTGCGGAGTTTCTGAAAGAAAGTGGGCAGGGAAGAGAAGATAGTTGGCGGTTGGCAGTTTGCGGTGGGCGGTGAATGGGGTTACTGCCTGCTGCTGACTGCAAACGAAAGCATAGAGGAGAGCGAGATGAAGAAGGAAGACATGTTGGGATTAATCATAAGCGGATTGCTGGGCGCCTTGACCAATATTTTTCATGGGCTTTACCGCAACATGATAACCGGGTGGAAGGATTTGCTTATCCGCTTTGCGGTTGCCGTACTTGCTATCTGCCCGGCCTACCTCTTTTGCGAGTACATGGACTTCCCGCGTAACCTCTCCTTTATTGTCGGCTATATCTCGGGCGCTCTGGGTGACCGTGTCATCAGTGAGATTTACCGGCGGGAGAGGAAAATCTTCTGCTTTTTCGCGGGTGCTTCGGGTGATGAGAAGGGATGTAATGCGTTGAATGATGAACATGAACCATGAGATTGGAAACCATGATGCAACCGGCTGAAAAGATTGAAACTGAAAAGAAGAGCCCTCCTCGCACGGGAATATGGAAACTGGAGAGCGTACCGGCCTATGCCGCACTCGCCTCATTTTACGGGGTGCCGGGTTCGGGGCTGGTGACGGTGAACCTCCCTTACCCTTTGCGGCTCTCCTGGGATATTGCGGCCCGCGTGACGAAAACGCAGTGCCACAAGAGAGTGGCGAAAAGCTTTTTGTCGGTCATGGAAGCAGTGCGGGCCGAGTACGGCAGCAGCGTCTGCGAGCTTGGCCTTGACCTGTACGGCGGAGGGTTTGCAAACCGGCCGCAGCGGGGCGGCACAAAGTTGAGCGTGCATGCATGGGGCGCGGCATTTGATTTTGACCCTGACCACAACCAGCTGCGCATGGATCACGATGAGGCGCGTTTTGCCGATCAGGATTACGATGCCTGGTGGGCATTGTGGGAAGAGGCCGGGTGGGTTTCGCTCGGAAGGACGAAGGATTATGACTGGATGCATGTGCAGGCTTGCAGGTGAGGAGCTGGTTTTTTTAATCAAAACGGAGAGGGACATGGAATGGATTCAGGCGAACTGGGTAAACATCACTGCCGTGATCGGCGGAGTAGTGACAGTGGCTTCGCTGCTTGTGAAGATGACACCGTCAGAGAGCGATGACGCGGTGCTTGCAAAGATCATCAGCGTGCTGAAGGCGCTGTCGCTGGCCAAGTGAACGATTTTATTGCAAAACTTGCGGAGCAGATTGCCCTCGGGATTGTGAGGGCGTTGGCGAGGCCGGGAATAATGGCCGGCCTTGCCAGTGCCTGGCATGCGGCGATGGAGCCGCAGCAGGTTACGGCCGCCAAACCAGACAGGGATGATGATGCGTTTATCAACGATGCGAAAAAGGATGGGTGGGGCGGTGCTGTTCATCATGCTGACCGGTAGCCTTGAGGGATGCGGAAGCAGGGTAGTCTATCTCGGCGGCGGCACGACAAGGATGGTGCAGCTGCGCCAGACGGTTAAGGGCGTGAAGGTGTGGGTGAAGGATTCAACCGGTACTGCCATCCCCGGAGTGGCTGATCTGCCGGAAGGCGGCTACTTCCGAAGTGAACTGTGACCGATGCGATGGACAACACGACCTTCGGCATCAACAAGACGAAGATGCTGCCGCACCAGAGGGCATTCTGGGAGCTTCCGAACTTTGTGAAGCTGCTGGTCGGCGGATACGGGTGCGGCAAAACCCGCATCGGTGCGCTTCGCTCCATCTGGAACAGCTATGTGAACGCTCCCATTCCGCACCTCTATGTTTCGCCGACCTATAAACAGGCACGCAAGACCGTCATTGTCACGATTACCGAACTGCTTGACCGCTCGGAAATTCCCTATGTCTACAACAAAACAAACCACGAGTACTATATCCCGGGCTGGAACGGCACTATCTGGATTGCCAGCGGTGATGAGCCGGAATCGCTGAAAGGGCCGAACCTGGCCACCGCGGGGATTGATGAGCCCTTTATCATGAACGAGGAGATACTCAATGTTGTGCTCTCGCGGCTGCGGCACCCGGAGGCCAAACGCCGGGAGCTCTTTTTGACCGGCACGCCGGAGCAGCTCAACTGGGGTTACGAGCTTGCGCAGAACCTTGACGAACGGTACGATCTCGGTACCATCGTGGCGAGTACGGCGGACAACACCTTTCTGCCTGCCCAGTTTGTGAAGATGCTGGAGAAAGCCTTTGACGAAAATCAGCGTGCCGCCTATATGAACGGGCAGTTTGTCAACCTGACGGCCGGCAGGGTCTACAAGTATTTTGAACGGAGCATGATTGCCGAAGGGCCGGCGAGCGCCATGCTGCGTGCCGGCATTGATTTCAACGTCGACAACATGACGGCGGAAATATTCACGCTCACGCCTGACGGGATGATCTGGTTTCTTGACGAGATTCACCTTGATAACTCGACAACCTACGAGCTGGCCGAGCGCCTGCAGGAGCGCTACCCCGGCATTACCCTCTTTCCCGACCCTGCTGGGCGTGCACGCAAGAGCTCTTCGGATGCGACCGATTTTACGATTCTGCGTGACCACGGCTTTACGGTTGAGGCAAGGCCGGTCCACCCGCCGGTGCGATCGCGCGTGAACGCGGTGAACAAGCTGATGCGGGAAGGCCGCCTGCGCCTGAGTAGCCGCTGCCAGCACCTGGCAAAGGACTTTGAGCAGGTGAGCTGGAAGAACGGCGAGATCGACAAGAGCAATGATGCGCTCACGCATGCCAGCGACGCTGCCGGCTATGCGATCGAGAAGCTCTTTCCGGTGCGCATGCCGGACAGGAACTACAGGCAGCCGGGGCATTGGCGGGTTTAAGGACGTGCTGAGTTGGCAAATCATACTGGAGACGAATATGGCGAATAGTGTTTACACGGCGAATACCGAGGACTGGAAAATGTTCGAGGCGGCTTATAAGGGGGGGAGGGCCTGGAAGGAGATGAACTATCTTTACCAGTATACCAATGAGACTTCAGCGCAGCTGCAGGAGCGGGTGAAGCAGACACCGCTGGAGAACCATTGCGAGGGGGTGGTGTCGACCTACAGCGGCTTTATCTGGCGTGACCCGCCGAAGCGCAATCTGGGGACGCTGAACAACAATGTGCCGCTGAACGCCTTGCTGCGTGATGCCGACAGGGAGGGAACGCCGTTCAATGAATTCATGAAGCAGGTGCTGATATGGGGATCGGTTTATGGGTTGGTGTGGGTCATCATTGACAAGCCGAGTTCCAAGGCTTATACGAAGGCTGACGAGATCAGTGGAGGCATTCGGCCATACCTGCGCTTCTACACGCCGCTGGATGTGACCGATTTTGAGTTTACCCCGAAACCGACAGGGGAGTATGAGCTGAGCTGGTTTGAGGTGCAGGAACAGTATACGACAAGGGAGGGCGACGTAAAGATTGTGCGGCAGTGGTCGAAAGAGTCGGTGGTGACCAGCACGACGACCGGGAAAAACACGCAGACGACCACCATAAAGAACCCGCTGGGCCGCATCCCGGCAACGCCGCACTACAACAAGAAGTCCCTGACGCGCGGGCTCTCGACCTCCGACCTGCAGGATATTGCCGGGGTGCAGATCAGCATCTATAACGACCTGTCCGAACTGACCCAGATGATCAGGGGCGCAAACCACAAGACGCTCGTGAAGAATCTCAACGACCAGGCTTCGACTGGAGCAGGCGGCGTTATCATCATGGACCCTGACACGCCGGCGGGCAAGCTCCCTTACCTGCTGCAGGCCGATGCGAGCGCGCTGAGCGGGCTGCTGAACACGATCGACAAGAAAACCGAAATGGTCAACCGCATGGCGCACCTCACACCGGTGCGAACCTACCGCGCCCAGGTTGTTTC